TCACTTGGTATACTTGTATTTTCAACTATCCAGGCTCTTTTAACAACTATATTTGTTTCATCATCATCTAAATATGATGTTACATATACATCATAGTCTGATACTTCTTTATACTCTGCCATTAATACCAAGTCTTTTGTAACATTAGTAGCATCAGAGTAATTATCAATCCAATCATCTACGTTAGTTATATATCCATCATGTAATGGATATTCTACTTGGTATAACCAATCAGATGCTGAATGTCCATCCAATATTTCAGTTGATGAAATTGTAGAACCATCTATACTATCTATAACACTCACATTATGTAGTATCTTATATACTGCTATAATAGTTGTATCATTCTGTATATTATCTATATCTACATCTTCATCATAACTAAACTTCTCAAATTCATATCCATCATGTTGATTTAATTCAACATTCTGCAACCATTCATTAGCACTGTCGCCCTCATCGACTATAGTGGAGGATATAACTGAACCGTCAAGTCCATCTATAACCTCCACTTTACGAGGGTTTAGGAAAAAGTTACTGTTGCAACTACAACGCCTTCTGGCATAATTACCTTACGACCAGACATATCAAGTCCTCTCACAAGGTCCTTAAAGCTGTTCTCACTTCTAAGAGCCTCAACCTTAGAAATCTGAGTAGCCTCAGTTGTAAATGCAGGATGTGTAAGTACTACCTTGCCTTCTGGAAGGTTATTAGTACTATAAATCTCAATACCATATAGCTTACCAATGTAACCAGCCTTAAGAGCATCATCAGTAGTCGGAGTTGCTAAACTGATAGTCTGATCAGCGAGCAACATGTTCTCTAACTGAGGAGGAGCAAATAATACTCTTCCGTCCTTAGGAACATTAGCTGCATCAGCCTTTGTCTTTGCGTCAAGCACAAGCTTTTTCGCTGAAGCCGCATCACTAACTGTTGCTTCAAAAGTAAGAGTACCCTGCTCAGCCATTGCCTTGAAGTTCTCCTGATCACGATCATTAGCAATCTGATAAGCAGCAGACTCCATTGCCTTTGTCATCAATTCACCCTTATCTTTTACCTGCGCACCATCAACGTCGTCAAGCTTAACACCAAAATACTTAACATGGTCAATTGAAAGAGTCTGAACAGTTGTGTCTACATCATCATACTCAATCGCATTACCATTATAATCCTTTAGTGTTACCTCTGCAATCTTATTAATCTTAACACTACCACCCTCAAGGACTTCACCCTCATAATTGTGGTTTACACCAGCCTCTGAAACAAGCTGTTTTCTTAAAGCTACAAGTAAATTAGCAACCCATACTGTTGCCTTAAAATTCTCTACTGCCATGATATTATCTTCCTTTCTTATTGTTTACTTATTGATGCATTCACAGCGTCAATGTTCTGTACCATCTCTTCTATTGACATGTTATCTAACTCAGCCATTGTATATTGTTTTATTTGACCTGTTTTATTACTTTGAGGAACTGATGAACCTGTAGAAATGACCTGTCTATTAAAACTATCCTTATATTTATCTTTTAAACCTGAAATCTGTTCATCCAAACCAGTAACAACATAATTATCATCAATTGTCAAAGAATCTTTGTTTATCATACTCTTTAATCCAACAGATGTTAGTTCATCTTTAATTCCAAGAGCATCAATTGCTCTCGCAATATTTAAATCTTTAATTATTGCTGTTACCTTATTTTTCTCTGCCTCAGCATTTTTTGTACTTGTATCTTTCAATGTGTCAATCTGCTGTTGCAAGTTTGTTGATGTCTGTTTCTCAGTTGTAAGGTTCTCATTCAATGTATTGTAGTCAGTATTAAGTGTATTATACTTATTTTCAAGGTTATTATACTTTTGAATACCAACATACTGACCATCAGCAAGGTCTGCAAATTTTGTATCACCTTTTGAATCTGCCTCTTTTAATACATTAAATGCATCAGGGTAATCTTTTAATAGCTTTTCAATCTTTTCTAAATATGCCATCTTCTCTCCATCTACTGTGTGTTTAAATGAGTTCTCTCTCAAATACAGTGTATACTATTTAATCGTCCGTATACTAGACGAAATATTTATCTTTACTATAATATAAAACGAATTATTACTAAAAACAATACATATCTTATTACACAACTTATTCGTTAAGTGTGTCACGTCTATTCACGCCGTACCATTTCTCTCTGTATTCGTCTATACTCATTATGCCAAGTTCAACTTCTTTAAGGTCTTGTGTTCTTATACTGTTTTTATCTTCTATTATACTTGCATCAAATATAACATGAATGTTTGTATCTACATTATAACTAGTACCATTAATGACATTAGAAACATATAAAACACTTTTAATCAAATCAATTAAAAACTTTTGAACTGCTACTTGATAGTGTTTAATATTCCTATATGTGTCTGAATTTTCACTAATGACTTCTGTAGCTGTCTTTACTACACTACCCTCTGTAAACTTGTAAAAGTTACTGCCTAACCCACATTTAACACTTAGGTAGTTTAAACTACTCTGTAGTCCAGAAGTAATTGCATCAATCCTAATATCAGGATTCTGTTCTTTAATAGGAAGCTCGCCCTCTGATGGCATGTTCTCATTACCAACAAAATAGAAGTCTGTTTTATTTAATACTTCTGGAAATATTACCTGACCAGTCTTAGTGTCTTTCTGTAATAAACTCTTATGGTAATATACTTTCTTTGAACTATGTCTAAACTCTACACACAAAGAGTTGAATGCCTCATCTACATTCTCTAATACTGAAATTGCATTACCATACACGCTAACGCCCATAGGACTCTTAATATCAAAATTATTTATTACAGGTAATTTTAATACTGAGAACCATGGTATATTACTATGTGTATAGAACTTCTCAACTGTGTTATCATTAAAACTTATATAACTTATTGTATTATTAAATACCTCTGCTCTTTTATTTATAATTACATATTCACCATCTTCTAATACATGTATACGTAAGTCTATAAATTCTTTATCCTTAATTTTAAATTGGTCTACAAAAGCAATTTCACTGATCCTTCCATTTGTGTCCCAACTAATTGGAAGTATTTCCATTGCGTTATGATGCACTAATTTAATCTTACCTGCTTTATTAACAAAGTTGTTTACAAGTTCTATGTCCTCTACCACAACCTCATAAGCACCTGTACCTAATGCACATGTTAGCTCATAAAACATTTCAAGTTGAGACCAGAAATCATTCTGACCTAATATACCTGTCATCTCATCATGACCCAGTATAAACTCTGACTCTGGTGTATCATCAATCTTAACTGACAAGTTGTCATTAACAGTTAATGATGCATGGTCTTCACACACTGTTTTTGCCATATAGAGTTTCTCTTTTTCTCGTGTATTCGTTTTAACTCCATTATATTCTTGATATGTATGAAATGAACTACATCTACCTCTATACCAACTATACCATAGGTCTATATACTTACTATAAACTCCATAATCAAAACTGTAAGTTTTAATACCTAGCTTGTTTATTGCATCTGCAATCTGTTGCATGTTTAGCATTATTATTACCTCCGTATACTACATATTACTAATGTCTCTTATCTCTGTTGACAATGCGTAACGACATGTGTCAATACTATGGTCATTATCATGTTGAGGGTCATTAGTTATTTCATCATTCTTATTAATTATATATTCATATTCTTTAAATTCTTTATAAGTTGATGGACATTTAACTTTATCAATATATATATGGTTCATACTTCTCAACCATTGTATACCTGCTATCCTACCATTGTCACCATGTTTTTTAGAACCAAAAGCAGCTAATCCTGCTGACTGCATCTGTCTAATAAATGTTGGCACTGCACTATCCATATAAAGTGTATTACCACCAATACCATGTCTCTTTATTTCTGATGCAAAGTCTGTTACTTTACTTGAACCGGCTAACCTCAATTCGTCTAAACAATACAAATCATTATTCTGCTTATCAAACAACCACTTTCCATAATGGTATGGGTCTTTCCCACCATTACTCATGTCTGCTCCATTGTATGTCCAGCCTAATGCAGGATTCTCAATATATGTCCAATCATTTATATTGCTAAATACATTTGCCTCAGTGCCTACAACCTCACCAAGGTATGCCCATCTATAATATAAATTGTTGTTCTCTTTGGCAGACTCTGCTTGAGCAATCCAATTTAAACCTAACCAATCACTATGACCGGCTTTTATTACATCTAAATATGTACTATGATGAACCTTTTGTTTAACTGTATATTCTGTTTGACCTATTACAAAATTGACTGTTTCTATATAGCTGTTAGTATTATATCCTAATACAGTCCCACAAGGAGCATCATATTCTTTATTTACCCAGTTACTAGTACTTTGTGGAGGATTATAACTCATTATAACAAGGCTGTTCTGTCCTCTACTCATGGTCTGAACAATATTATTTACTTCTTTTAAACTGTAGAAGTTTGTTACCTCTTCAAACCAAACATAGCCAAAACCGCCTTGACCCCTGCTACGAAATGATTTCAGTGTCTCTGCATTATCACAACCTGTAAACTTAATACTAATGTCTGTCTCATGACCAAAAGCATCAAGTAATACGTATTCATAAGGAGACTTTCTTAACTTCCAATACTTCTCTACTCCTAAATACTTAATACTTGATGTAAATGTGTCTACTAATCTATCCTTAATCTTATTACCATACTTAACCAATGCTACTGCTGATTGCTTATTGACCATACAACCCATTATAATACTCTCAGCAGCCGTCTGTGACTTTGTTGATGCCCTTCCACCTTTTAATATAAGTCTACCTACTCTATGTTGAACTATATCAGTAACAATGTCTTGAAAGGCATCACAAATGATGTTAGATAAATCTACTCTCATTGTTATGCACTCTCACTTTCATCTTCTTCTTTTTTACCAAAAAATCCAAAATCAACAGTTGTATTTTTCTCTATGCTACCTAACTCTTTTTCATTCATAGCATTCATACATTCAATGATCTGCATATAAACAGAAGCTAGTTTTGATAGGTCATTAACACTTTCAATTTTTATTTTATTATTATTAAGATTATTCATATAAGTCATTAATGACTTTCTAACTACTGAGCTAATGTCGTTCAACGTCATTATCTGGTCAGCTTTGTCTATGTTTATACGCTTAAACAAATACTCTTTATCTCTTTGTTTTACACGCTCATCCCAATTAAACTCCCTATTAAACTTTGACATTGACACTGCTGACACATTAAAGTGTCTACTAACCTCTGCTAAGCTACGCGCTTTTCCTAATGAATAATAATATTCAAAATATTCCTTGTGTCTTTGTTGTTCAGTCATAATTCATTGTTCTCCTTTACAAAATAAATGTATACTAGTTACTAAAT